TTAGCGCGAGAACAATACCGCTGGCCGAGAACGTTATCATCGACACGTTGGCTGACATGCTGACAACCATCGACAAGCCAGCGGAGTCCGTGAAGGTTGCTACTTCACCAGTGCCGATCATCGGGCCACCAGACAGTACGTTGCTCGTTCCACCGACATCAGCGATCTTGGTCAGGGTCGACATTGACCCAGCCTTGAGTGGAGGAACATACCCCTTCATGCCGTAACCGTCAGGGGTGGATGCGGTCTTGGCGTAGGTTGAACCCGTAAAGCGATTCATCCTGTCGCCTTGCCCTTGGATATAAGCATCCGCACCGGGAGCCACGCCGAACCCTTTATAGGTTGAGCGTGTCATGTACCGTCCGTTAGGCCAGAGAGCCATGATTAGCCCCAGACTACTTCAACACCACCCGCGAGGGTCGTTGCTGTGGCGGTTGCTGCACCAGCATTCCAAATCCAGACCAGACATGCACCGTCTTTGATAACGGGTAGACTGGGAATCTGGTTGAGCAAATCCTTCTCGGTCATCAGACCAGCCACCGACAGGGTGATAGAAGCTAGAGGCCGAGCGAGTACAAGCGCGAAGGTTCCCGTGTTGGCTGCTGACATCGTGACCGTTTGCACCGAGCGGATGCCGGTATCGCCGGATGCCAGCGGAAGAAATGGCCCGTAGTTATTGGCGGCGACCCCGGAATGATTGATCCGGCTAATCACTGAGGATGCGGTACAGGCTACAGTAGCCGGCATGGTGCGGCCTGCGGTGCTGGCGGCGTTGGTGTAGCTCATGTTGAAGTTCTGTGCCGTAGCTCCAGAGGCAACGGTTTGCACCATGTAAGCCCTGACCCCTTCGCCATTGGTATAACGCAGCGTAGGCGTGCCAACCAACGTTTGTGCGGTTGCTGAGTTGTTAGTGATACCGGGGAAATAGCCCTGCATATCCACCAAGGTTAGCGTACCCGGCACTGCGGTAGCTGCTGTACCCCAAGCGTTCATATTCAACAGGTGCTTGATGTCAGGCGACACATTGCCACCGTGAGGAATGCCGAAAATCTGTGTGCCGTTGCCGGTTGTTTCATCACAGCCGCGCCAGTTGAGTGCCGTACCTGCCCACGCATTCGCAACAGGGAGCGCCGCTTGAGCTGACATATCAAACGAGCCGCCAAGGGTAGCTGCCACGGTGGAAACCTTATTCCAGTCGTAGCGAGTAGATTTACCTGCGGAGATTGCCGAGATTAGATTGTCAATGGATTGAATAGCCATGTTAGCTCCATGCGAAAGTGAGATTGCCGAACCACGAAACGGAACGGGCGGTTGTGCCTAATGCGATGCTGTCAAACCAGCCAACCCACGCCCCATCGTAAATACGTGGTGGAGCAAAGCCTTTACCAGTGATGAATGACTTTTCAGCAGTGACCAAGTTATCGCCCAAGACCATAGAACCGAGGAACTTGACGAGGTAGATACAGTGCAGCCCACCTGGAACGGTTGCGTGCTGGATAGAGTTGATCCGCAGAACACCTTTATCACCACTAGCGAGGGGGATGTTTATCGTGCTGGAAACGTTACCGACCACATTCGCACAACCAGAACAAACGAGGTTCTGCCCGTTGTTGGGAATATCCACAGTGACTGACTTATCAACCCCGTCTGAGTTGGTGTAGTTGATTGTGGTCAAACCATTCTGCAATGCAGGGGCAATGTGATTGACCATCACCATATGAACCCCAACCCCATTGGTATAGCGCGGTAAGGTTACGTCATTGGTGCAGTCTTGAAGATCACCTGAGTCGCCATCAATCAGCGGGTAATAACCGATCAGGTCAAAGAACTGCATGTTGATCGGGCCGTTGTATGTTCCTTGATCCGTCCTTACCTGCGCTTCGACCAGATACCGTTCCATCCCTGCCGCTATACCCGGAAAGTAGATTGCGTCGTTCTTCTGAGCAATGGCAGGGGTAAAGGTTGCTGCCGTACCTACTCGTGCATCGTAAGGCGGTTGCCCAGACGCATAGGAAGGATCAGCCCACACCTTCGCATGAGCAGTACCTGCGTTCTTCTGGAAGCGTTGCACATGGAAACGCCCCGCATCAAACGCTGCGTTGATGTCAGATAGGCTCTTGATTGCCATCTTCGTAAGCCTCAACTATTCCATCGGGGTGGTTAGGGCAAACCTCTCCTTCTAAGAGAGGCTCCCCGCAATGAGCGCAGCGATAGGCGATCATCAATCGACCGTACCTTGTAGCTGACCAGGGTTGAACAGCGGAGTAATACCCGCGCTAATCGCACGAACCGCAGACAGTGAGCCAGAGTAGAGGATGTCACCTGCGCCGGAAGCTGCTAGACCCACCGAGAAGAAGCCAGCGGAAGCCGAGCCAGCGGTACATTCGCCAAACTGGACTGTTGCCGTGTTGGATACCTGAGCGCCCGATACAGTGAAGCCACCAGCCGACCGAGCGACTGCAACACGACCGTAGCCTGTGTAAGCGATTTCATTAGTAGATTGATTGCCAGCGTCTGCCGGATCAGTTGTGTGCAGTGCAACATGGAATGAGCCAGCAGTGGCGCTATTCTGAAGGCCAGCGGCGTCACCGATGTTTGCCCAATCGGTATTGTTGAACAACAGGAGCAGCAGGTTTGTTTCTGAGGCATTGGACATTGACATGGGTATTGCTCCTTAAATGGAAGTCATTTCAACAGTGAGAACACCAGTGGAGATATTCAGAATCTCGCCAGCGGTCAGGGTAAGTGGGTAGGTGGTCAGCGTCGGCGTAAGGGTCAGGTCTTGCGTCTTTACGGTCGTTGCGCCGTCTTTGAGGACTATCCTTAAACCGTTGCCAGTGGAGCTAGAAGCCCTTACAGATAGCTGCTGCGATGCCGAGCCGGGGTATTGAGTCGCGTTCAGGTTCAGCTTGCAGGTAGTGTTGAGCGTCGTGGTTGAGATGTAGTCCAGATCATCCGGGGTTTCTTCGTCAAGCATCGGATAGAGCGTTGAGCCTGTAGAAGGAACCCAAGCACCTGCGCTTATGTCTGAGGATGGGCGCCCAATAGTCGGCACTGCGCTACTGATCGTTGCCGTGTAACCCTGTGCAATCGCCTGACCGATAGTTGCCGCCAGCGTTTCGTTGGCAGTGATCGTTGCTGTCTTGCCGGTCGCATCGGCTGTGCCGAGATTCGCTGCCAGTGTGTAAGCGACTTCAAGCGCAGCGGTTAGCCCCGCAGCAGTTGCCGCACCAAGCGAAGCGGTGATCGTTGTCGAGCCATTGACGTTACCCTGATAGCCCGATGCTGATGCCGTGCCGAGGTTGGTATTGATAACGACAGCACCGGTTGAAGATACTGAGGCCTGATAACCTGATGCTGCAGCTGTACCGAGCGATGCGGATATGGTTGCAGCTTGCGCGACAGTAGCTTGATAACCTGATGCGGTTGCAGTGCCAAGCGCGGCTGATACGGTGGTTGCCTGTGTGAGCGTTGCCGCTAAACCTGTTGCGGATGCGGTGCCGAGGTTAGCCAAGATGGTGACTGGACTGCTGGCTGAGATGCTGGCAGTTAATCCAGCGGCATCCGCAGTGCCGAGGTTAGCCGAGACTGTTACCCCACCACCAGCAGTCGGCACAAACAACTGGCGACGGACAGAGGCGAAGATTTGCCACGGGTTAGCGGTAATGGATGCTAACTCAGACTCATTAAGCAAGCGATTCCAGAAAATCACATCTTGAACATTCCCGTTGAATGGATTATCTACGCCATCCTGACCAATCTTTGTATTGCCGGTTGCAATAGCTCCAAATGATTGTGTTGTTCTACTTAGTTCAACGCCATCCATCCACAAACGGTAAGTGGCGTAATTATTTAATGCCGTGCCAGTTAAGATAAACCGTTTCTTTTCGCCAGATGTTTGCGCACCAGTACCAGCAAATAATGCAGCCGTTCCGTTTGATTTTCCAACAGCGCAATAGTAACCAGCAGAAGAACCACGCAACCACGTTAATTGATTTGTTCCACAAGGCAGACTGAGCAGCGTTGAATATGCCTGTGCAGTTATTGTCTCTTCGTACAGGCTGATCGTAAAAGGGCCAGTAGGATCAATAAACGGAGTTGATCCGAAATCCAGATAGCTTGACCCGTTCAGCTTTACCGCCAATCCTCTTGACGTAATGCCTTGCGCTACCGTTCCTGATGCGGTTCCGGTCTTTCCGTTTACCGCTTCTCTTCGTCCAAATGGCAGTGCAAAAACAACACCGCGAGTAATCGGATTGCTCCAATCGATCAGCGAGGGGCCATTCTGCGGCTGAGTGTAGCGAATCGACATATTAGATTGTCGTTAGCTCTTGTAGGTAGGCTTCTGCTGTAATGGCGCTGGTTGCACCCCCTGTTACGGTGACGTTTGCAAACATGGTTCCTGTAGGAAAGTCGCAAACAAAATCCATTGGGTAGTCACCAGAAACGGTGCTACCTGTTGCCTGATAAAGCAATCGTTTCTTGGTTGTTGCTTCGCCCACATAGAACTGGATCTTTGGTGCAGTCGTTGGCGCACTGCCGGGAAGCGATAATGTCACCGTACCCAATCCACCGTAGGCAGTTGATAGGTTCACTTCTGTACCATTGACCGCCGTACTGATGCCGATATTGCTGGCACTCAGAGCGATCATGGTTCTTGAGGTATGCGTACTAGCCATTTATGAGTTCTCCAGTGAGCGGGTCATAGATGGCGCAGCGAATATCATGCTCAGTTACCACGTCAGGAACGAGCGCCACATTCAACAGCGCATCAATCCCTGCTACCATCGTAGGAACAGCGACCGCAAACGCTTGCAACTGTGCCCGAGTGACCGGATGCCCAACGTCAAACGTGCCTTGCTCAATCATCTTGAGCGCCCATTTGACATTGCTATCTATTGCGCCCATTGACTCAAGCGCGTTCAGGAAGTCGCCACCAGACGGAGCCATTGCAGCCAGAACAGTGCCGATACCGATCGGGGAAGTGACTACCTTCGTCCGACCGACCGACAGGGCTTCAGCTAACGCTCCATGATCGTCGAGCGGCAACCCCGTTGCGAGGATTTCGTCGCGAGTAATCATGGCTTAAGCCTGCGACAGTGAGAGGATGCCTGATGCGTTCATGGTGATCGTCAGTGAACCGGCAACCAGTGAACGGTCAGAGCCGAGGTCGAGATACCCGATACACTGCTTGGCCGCATTGGTGTTGTTATAGACGATGCCCCAACGACCATTGGTAAAACCGGATGCATCTTGCGCCAGGACAATATCAGCACAGTCCATATTCGCGCCGGTAGCGCTCAACGTCCATGCTTCTGCGGTCAGGACAATCGGCGCGGTGTAGCTTGTGCCCCCCGTTGCGACTTGGTTAGCGCCCATTGCCGTCGTGCCTGATCCCGTCAGCCAGTAAGGTGCCGGTGTATTGACTGCCGGCGTGGTGCCAGAGGTGATAATACCCATGCGCCAATCGTCAGTATCCAGATCGTGGATTTTGTTGCCGAGGTCGTGCAGACCTTGTGCGAACCATTTGAAATCACCTGATGCCATGTTGTTACTCCTTTATTTAGTAGCGATCTGGCGCAACGCAGCGGCGTTCTGCTGGCTGTTCTTCGTCGTGCCAAGGAAGAATGAAAAGATTGAAGAAACGGCTGTACCTAGCAGAAAGCCGAGGATGATGTTGACCGAGTTCATGTTCTCTTTTGGGATGTCGATAAGGGTTACAACCGCCATGAACGCAGCGGCGAACACGCTCCAACCGATTGAGAAGTAATAGACGAACCGCTTGGCGAATACGTCCTCTTGCTGCAATGCTGCGATCTGCATCTTCCTTGCTGAGTCAGTATCTGCTAGGTAGGCTTTCTCAATGTCCGCATCGATGCGCTTTGATTCGTTCTCGGCGTTTAGGCGCTCAGAGTCAGATGTGAATAGCTCACCGGCAGACTTGACGACCGACTCAACAACAGAGCCGACGCCACCGGTCAGGAGGTCAGTGATTACATTGCTCATGCTGTTATCCTCAAAGCTCTTGCTATCCATCCCGGCCAGAAGGTGCGTTGCGTCTTATCCTTCATCCCGATAGCGTGATACCGTGCGACGTTGGCAATGCAGAACAGGGTCAGAAACTGCTCTTCATCCATCGCATTCAGCGCGTAAAGCGTCTTGGAGCCGATAGCCCCATCAGCGATAACGCCGAGCGTCTTCTGCATCAGCTTGATCGCGTTGCCGCCCATATTCACGAACTGACCGAACAGGACTTCCGCTACACGCTGGCTGGCAATGTCATCACCGAAGATCGGCTTCCAGAAGGTTGTCTTGTAGAACGCACGCACCATATCGGTTGGCGGAAGCTCTCCACGATCAATGAATGCCCAGCCTTCCCAAGTCGGATGGAACTTACGGGCAATACCAGCGTATGTCTGACCGCCTTTGTCATTGGGATCATTAGACAGACTAATACCTTCTTCACGCATCAAGCGTTGAAAGGCCGGTTCAAATTGAGCCATCAGCCGCACCTCACCAGATTAAAGATGAACTCCCACACGGAAATACTGAAGCCGCCCATCACCAATAGGAGTAGCATGACAGGTATCCAGAAGAGCCAGTTTGGGATCATCGTGCGCACCACCGAATGCTGCGGATACATGCGTCACGACACGCCTTGTTCAGAACGTAGGGAAACAGCGCCACAAACGTAGCGATGTATCCGGCTGCGAATTGATTGCGTACTTGTCTCATTTGATTTCAATCGTTACAGGCGTTGAAAACTCTTCGCAGGCTTCGATTCTTGTGACAAGCACGTTGACAACCATTGACCGTGGCAGCGGCCCATCATTGCCCAGTACGCTGCCGATGCGGATAGCACAGCTTGGCTCATCCCCAATCCAGCCCAGACCATCAACGAAGGGGAGAGCTCGGCCAGCCGGTTGGCTATGGTGGTTGTATTGCGTTGAGACTTTTCGTGTTGCAGGTCGTACATCTTCGCTTCCATCGTCTTGTACCTTTGCGTAGCAGAAACAGCGGTTGTCGATATAGAGCAGGCCGTTTTCGATCAGTAGTTTCATTTCAGGTCATCGTGAAATTGGATGAACAGCCAGATGACGATGCCGAAGCAACCTCCAGCAGTGGCGATGTCGAGTAAGGTTTCAAGGTTCATGGGTACGCCATCTGACGGCGCTCTTCGAGAACGTGATGCTCTTTATGGATCGCCACCTCTCGCTGAAGGACGGTCACTTCTTGGTGCATGTTCTTAATATCAGTGAGCGTATTCGTGATGATGACGCCAAGGATGATCTGAAGAACACCAAGCAGACCCAGCGCCACACGAAAGCCGCCACGGCCCTGATTTATCAGTTCCATCTCCTTTCTCTCATGTTCTGAGAAAGCGATGGTGTGTGACTTGAAATCGTCTGACAGTGCTTTAGTCAACGATGTATTAGCATCAAGCGATGAGGCGATCTTATTCATAATCAAAAGGAAGGCTTTGTCTTTTGGGTCTTGGGCGGCGACGATCAATTCTTCTATCTGTTGCTGGAGAACATCACTCTTGCGGCGGTCTTCGCTCATTGGATACCTTGGGCTTTACCAGATGCGTCGCGAATGAGCATCTTGGGTTTATTGAGAGTCTGAATAGTAGCTTGCAAACCTTTCATGACTTCACCTAGTGCCTCGTTGGTCTGTTGCTTACCCAACTCACCTAGCATGAACTGCACCTGCTGTAACTGAGGGTTCAGGTCAGGACCACCCTGTGGTGATGATTGCAACTGAGTCAGTTGTTCTTGAACCGGAGCCAACTGAGCTTTCATTTGCTCAATGAAAATCTGAGTCTGATTGTCTTCATGGTTCTTCAACAGCTCGGTCATCTGGTGTTGCTTGTTGTCTTGCTCATTGCGAATCAGTTCGATCTGACGATTCAAATCATCTTCGCGGGACTTAGCCATCTGAGCTTGAGTCTCCATGAACTGTTCGAAACGCTGAGCAGCAGCTTCCATACCTTGTTCAAACTGTTGCTGAGCTTGTTTAGCTTGGAACTGTGCAGCATCGAGTTGCTGTTTAGCAGACTGCTCGGTTTGCTTATTCTGCAATGTAGCTTGGTCATAGGCTTTCTTACGCTCTATATCCATCTGGGCAATCTGTATAGAAGCTTGTACTTCCGGCGGCAACTGAGGCTTCGGCATCTTAGCTTGTAGCTGTTGCTGTGCTTGCGTGATCGATTGAATAATCGGTTGAAGCGTCTGCATTAGCTGCTGGTCAACCACCTGTTGCGCCTGAGCAGTAGCGTGGTCTGTACCGCCCCCTTGCTGAGCCAACTGGAAAAGTGTCTGTGTTTGTAGTTGCTGGATATGCTCGCCGATATGCCCTATGAGCGCCATCAAAGCTTGCGGAGGAATCAGTGGATTACCCAATTGCAATGGTGACATTAGGAATGCGGTGTGCGCCATGATCTGTTCAAGGTGGTTCTGACCTTCGCCAACCTTCAGCTTATGACCTTGCAACAGTTTGGTGTTCTCTGTCAACGCGTCGGCGGTGATGTCTTCCTTGTCCGGCGGTAGCAGTTCTTCTACACCGTCAATACGCATCTGCTTTAGAATACGACGGCGAACGGCTACTTGATCCCAAGGAATAGCTGGGTTACCTGCGTCCTGCTGTGCCATCTGAAGCACAGCTTGGCTCTGGGCAAAACGTTGTGTTTCAGAGAAGATAGTTGGGTCAGAGACGGGAATAACGTCCATCGTACCAGCAAAGTCATCCTCTGATATCATTTCTTCCATGAACTCTTCGTCGATGTTTTGATCGCTGAGGAACTTGGAATTGATACGGTGGAGAATAGCCAGTGCCTTCTTCTGGCTTTCGTGTAGACGCGCATGAATCGCTGAGTAGGTGTTGCTGCCTTGTTCAATGATAGCTTGCGTGGTGCCTACCGGGGTACGGTCACCGATGTTCTGAATCTTGTCTTCTGCTGTGGATACAACACCCTTGGCAAGCGCATACAAGCTGTCCATCAACCCTGCTAGCACGGGGCTAGGTGGGTTAAACGGCATAGGCATGGCCAGCTTGCGCACGTCGTCAATACCAGCTGGGCCTTCAATCTCGCAAACCTGCGTGACGTTGACGGTGGTATTCTGCCCACTAATCCTGCCGCTCTTGAGTTTGAGCATTGTAGCGGCGTTGTTAATATGGGCAGAATCTAAAAGAGCTCGAAGAGAACCAGTAAGAGCTGCACTGAGACCGCCGATGAGGTGAGGAAGGCCAATAGCATAAGCACCCCGCCAAGGGATAAATTTCCATTCAACAAACCAGTCGAGCTTCTCGAAGGTGGGATCTTGTTCATCCCAGTTACGATACACTGCAAGAACTTCTTCAGTATCTTCATCAATAGTGATGATGTATGGAGCATACTCGCCACCAGAATGTTCATCGTCATCGAGTTCTCTCCAGGTGTAGATCTCAAGAATGGCGCGTAGACCGTCTTCGTTGTAACCGTCATCTTCACGACCTTCAATCTTGTCGTTTGCTGCGCCGGCTAGCGTACCTTCAGGCGTGGAAGAAAGATCGGTAACGAATACGTCGCGGTACAGACCAGACTTGACGCGTTGCTTGAACGTATGCTTGCTTATCTCTTGACGATGGGTGGCGCGTTGAGCCGTGTAAAAGCTGGAAGCAGAGTACGGGAGTAAGATTTCATCGACTGGTACGAACTCAACTCGCGTGCGGCGAAGACGGTCATCGTACCAGAATTTCTGGAACTGTGAACCACCCATGGGTACTTGCGTGAGGATTTGCTCAAGCTCATCGCGGTATTCTTTGATCTGGGTAGTCAACTGCCAGTTCATGAACCGCGTTTTGCGGTTGGCCTTTTCTAACTTGGCAGGGTTGGTATTACCAATGACCCATGGCTTGACCGGGCCTGAAGCTGGGAATAGCTCCTTGATGGCTCGGCTCGCGAAATCAACACAAGCCTCGGCCAGTACAGGGTGAACCACGCGACTAGAGCCTTCAAACTCCGCTCCACCCGGAGCATCATCTCCGAGCCCGGTGCGACGTAAACCTTCTTGGTACTGTTTGTCCCGTTTCTCACGACTTACCTTGTCTTTTTCAATGAGCTCAACCAGCTCAGTAGCGATATCATCTAGAACCTCTTTGTCCAGCGTTTCCGCCAGGTTGTCCAGAAAGCCCGTATCGGCGGGTTCTACCGCTTCTAGGTCTGGGATGGTCACAGACCCATCGGAATTCTCGATGTATTCCTCTGGGGTGTCGCCCAGGGTGAGCGGATTGAGTTCGTCAGTAGTCATGTAATTATTATACCGTAATTAACGATCAAGAAACTCGTCAAGATTATCAAAATATGCGGGAGCTTGAACTAAACCGCCTTCAGCAAACTCAATCACGTCATCTGGCTCCCAACCTGCGTTGAAATTAGGGTCATCCAGAGTCTTGCCCATATCGGTCTTCATGGCCTTACCGCCAAGCTCAAACTGGATCTTCTCGAGCTCATCGGGAGTTACAAAGCGTTTGACGCCAAGTTCCTTAGCCGCGGGGAAGCGACCATAGGTGTCGATGAGCCCAGTGTTACCCATATCTTTAACGGTATCCCACTGCTGTGACTCTAGAAAGTCTCGGATGAAAGGCTGGTAGATAGGACGATCTTCAGGCAGGAGACGCTGGATGTTGGCTGTTCTCATTTCTGGCTTGAGAGCTTCATCCACCGTATTAGTAAGCCAATTGCCACCCTTGTCCTTGACCACGTTCATGGGTGCCACGCTCTGTAAAGCACCTTTGAGAGGGCCTTGACCCATCATACCCCGATGAACTTGCTCTGCAGCTCCTCTAGCCAGAGGAGCTCCTACCTTCATAGCCTGAGTCGGAGTGAGCGGAAGGTTGCGACCCAGCTCTGACATGGTGTTATCAGGGCCAGGGATGGCCTTTAGCATGCGGTCGGTGTTGGGTAGCACTGGCTCGTTAGAGACACCAGGAGTGAGCATGCGGAGTAGACCCTCTAAATCCCCGGGCAAGCCCAAAGTGGCTGACGTTACCCCTCGACCAGCGCCGCCTAGCGTCTCGTACAAACCTTTAATCAGGTCAAGTGCGCCCAAATTTTTGTTATTTTTACCTGTTGCTCTGCCCACAATGGCATCCTTTCATTTGTACTAGTCCACCCTTCTTCATTCCCAGCTTTTTCAGCGTCTGGAAGAGATCTTCAGCGTATGGAGCTTCATCCCCAAGCTCTTGGGTGAATTTGTAGCCCGATTTGGGATTCTCAGCCATGCGTCTGAGTGCTGACATATAGACGTCGGGCTTAATAGGCTCTATTCCACCCATATCACCCCCCGTGTGCTTCATCAGATTAAAGTACAGCTTGTCCCATGGTTGAGCATCAAAAGCCTTTGGCAAAGCATAGTCGATGTAAGTGTCCTTCTGTGGGGACACGATCATCTTGCGTATCGGAGCACCTTTGCTGTTCTTATGGATCATGTCCAGGTCTTGGAATGACGGAGCTACCGTGATGCCATAGTCGTCCACTGGATGCGTGTGAAGCAGGGAGTCTATTTGTGTGGGTAGCTCGAAGTACTTGTCTTTGTATTTGGGGTAGATGGGATCTACTCCATGAGTCGTGCCTTCAGCGATCGGTGAGATCCAACCTTTGTACCCCTGAGTCACTGCATGCTCATTGCCAGTAGATAGAGCTCGCTGCATAGCCTCTTTGGCACGAGCAAAGAATTCAGGAGAGGTAGTCTCCTTAATCCATTGCAATGCACCTTTGGGTATGCTGGGCATTACTTTACGCCTTCAGGGTAGAACTGTCTAGCCCACTGAGGCCATTCGGGCTTATCATCAGGAAGGGCTCTCCACTCGTCCAGTCGCTTAAGAAACTCGGGGGTAGATAACACCTTTATGGGGTGAGTGAATTTTTCCTGAGGTGGTGGAACCTTACCATAGGGTATCGAATCATATAGGTAAGCGGTCATCTCAGCATCGGTGAAACCTGGACCTTCTGGCTTCAGGTTGATGCCCACGTTCTTCAGAGGTACATCGACCTCTCTCACGTACTTCATGAGCTCCTCTTCAGGAGTGTCATAAGCTAGCGGAGTTACTTCATTCACTGTGACGGGGGAACTCCGCCTTTTCTCCCCATCGAATCGCTGGCCCTTCATTTTTCGGCCCTGAAGCTCAGACCACTTATCAATCGAAGCTTTTCCGTCATATGGCATTCTAAGCTCTAATGGTACCGGAGTATCAGACCCAGAGGCCTTGAGCAAAGCACTCAATCTATGACGACCCTCGTGCTCGACCACTTCCCCCGTAAAGGGGTCCATTTCCAGGTAGAGTCTCTGATTGTTGGATTGCTGGCGATAGGGGTCGTAGCGACCGGCCTCTTTAGTGATCTTGTCTCGTAAGGCTTGATCAGGAGTGGTGGACTTGACCATCTCCGAGGGCTTCATCAGGGTCAAAGCGCTCTTGGCCTTCTGGCCGTCCATCGTGTAGCCACTCATGTGGAGGAGCTGCTTAATTCGCTCTGGTGTCATCCAAGCGAACTTAGCGGCCAGTGCCTCGGGGCTGTATGTGGCTCCTGCTGTGGCGAGGGCTCCAGCTTTGATAGCCTTACCAAAAGGGCCACCAGCTAGCATTAGAGCAACGTCAGAGAGATCTTGAGGTAGAACGGTGTCTAATACGCCTTTGAAGCCCTCGGCTTGATCTTCCTCCAGGAACTTGGGGAGCTGCTCTCGGATGATTTGTAGTGCGCCCATTTACCTAATCCCTTTAGCCCAGTCTTTGAACTGGATATAGTCGCTAGTAGGTGCTTCCTGCTCAATCAGAAAATCGGCTTCGCCCTTCATTAAGTCAGTGCGACGGTTAGGGAGCTGACTATGCAATTTTTGTAGTTCCTGAATGGACTTAATTTCCTGCGGGCTCAGGTTGAGTTGCTTTAACTGGTCCTGAAGAACACCTATGTATTCCTCTGGCAGATCAGTTTCAGTCCAGTAACTGGATTCTTTACCCTTAAGTATCTTTGCTAGTTGCCCCTGAGTTAGAGCTTCAGACCAGTCGAACCTTCTTGTAGCGGGAACGGATCCTACGGGGACATGCTCACCTTTGGGTTGACGCTTGGCCCAATCTTGCAGATCCCCCGGAGTGTTTGCCAGTTTAGCTAACTCGAAAGAGCTCATGGCGTGTTTCTCAGGATCTAGGGTGGACAGCGCGGCCAGCTCTTGCTCGGCCTCATCCCTCCACTCTCGGTATGAGCGACGGTTGTGAGCCTGACGAGCCTTGGTCATCAACTGAGATTTGCCGTAGGGGCCTAGATCATGAATGTAATCATGCCCCTTCACTCCACTCAATTTTTCCATAGCGGAGTTTAGGTGTGGGAGATGCTCTTCAGGATAGAAGTGAGTTAAGGAGTGTCTGATCAGTCCCGCTGGAAGCTCAGGCTCATGGTACAGCTCGGGGGCTCTCCCAGACAAGAAACTCTCCATGTACCGTTTGACCACCTCAGATCGGGGAACCATCTGAGCTATTCCGGCTTCTTCGGCTGCTCTGGCTATACCTTCATCTAGGGGACTGGTGACTACTTGAGCTAGTTCTGGGGGTAGTACGTTTTTAGCCACGGTTTTCTTGAGCGCCTTCGCTACGGGAGCTGGCACCGCGGCCTGAGCCGCCATAGAAGCCATCTGCTTGAGTACTTTGCGTCTACCCGGAGACTCCAGTCCCTCTTTAGCTACCTGAGCTAGTGGTGATAAGGTCTCTTGAGCCACGGACAGAGGCTCAGCTATGGAGGATAGAGCGGAGGTGTTACGTGGAACTAGCGCACCTTTAGTCGCTTCAGCCGCCGTGGGTATCTCCTTGGCCATAGCCGCGGCCTTCATGGCTGAGCGTTGAGCCAGCTTGGTAATAAAGCTCATCGTTCGCTTGTCCAGAGTGGTTTGAGATCGATGGGCTTGTCACCCATCATGATCTGCTGTCTGAGCATCTCTAGTGGGCTGAGGCGGTTTTGGTCGACTACCATCTCATCCATCATGCCTTTGGGATATGAGAGTTCTCGCATCTCAAATTTGTCGCCCCGAAGCATATTGGTCAGGACGGGGTCATCGCCATACAGCTCTTGCATAGCTTTCATGCGGTGGCGACCTTCATATCCTGCTTCTAGTCCGCTAGGACGATCATTGATCCACATGAAGGGCAGCTCTTTCAGCTTCTCTTCAGGAAGTACCTTCTTGAGATACTCTATAATGTTTCTGTCTCTGTAAGGATCTAGCTCAGGGGTGTGTTGCGCCCATTGACTTGGACGGATCAGGGTGGACGCGAATGGTGCTTTGGTTGAGCCCAGGGCTTCAGAGAAACCCTTCTGTGCGGCTGGCTTCTCTAGTGCAGCGCGGGCTAAGGTAGATGGAGCGTATCTAGATGGGTCAATGTAGTCTTGTAAAAGCTTGACTCGCTCAACGGCAAGTTCAGCTGGAACCTCCGAGCCCTTTGCCATGCGGGTGATGGCCTGATACACTTTTTGGAGGTTACTTGGTCCCATGATAGGATCCGTTAATGGCTATGTTATCCTATTATACCCCGTCAAGCTTCGTCTGTAAATGAAATTAAGCCGCGTATGGATTTGAGCGTGCGGTCTGGTGGTCATCAGCGTACTCATCTTCTTCCTCAGGCTCGTCTGGTATGAGCCAACCGTCATCTTTCAGGTACTGAAGCGCCTGAGTAGCGGTGTCCATCAGGTCATCATGATCGACCAGTGGGTAGGAACATACCTGCTCTAACAATTGGTCTGACCAGTTGATGAAGGTAAGGGGCTTACGCTGGCTTTCTGGTACATAAACCATGCCTGAGCAGGGTAAGTTTGAGACGGCATGCAATCGCTGTAGCTTATCCGCACGGCCAGGGTTGTAGGGTCTTACGGGTACTACGAGCTGTAAGTCTTGGCGCAGGGAGATGCCTGAGCCTTTGTCCTCGATGAGTACGATGTCCGCCTTGCGTTCCTCGCCCTCAGGGCCATAGAGTGAGCTATTGTACTCTTTCTGTACTTTCTGTCTTAGCTCAGGGAACCCCAGATGGTCTGTCCAAGCATCTAGAAGCATCACACCATACCTGATGTGACTCTTAGGGGGATTGCGGCTCAGCTTGCGCAGCTCTGGCGTAATCTTGAATACTCCCCAGGTTGACTGAGCGCTTGGATCAGGGTCTTTCGTCTTGCGATCGAGCGTCTTCTCGGTGAACGCCGTATCGTATGACTGCAGAATGATCTCAAACTTAGGCAGGGGCATGTCTCTTGGATACATGTTGATCCAAGAGTCTTTGACGATGCCCGTCTCGCGCGGGTCTATGAGCTCTGCATACAGCTCTTGCCTGCCTAGTCGGGTGCCTTCATACTGCGCCACCTGCGTGAAGAAGGTGCGGGCAAGGTTAGCTTTGTTGTCGTAGGTGCTTCCAGCAGTGAGCACGACTGAATTAGGATTCTTCTTTGCTCGCTCGATCAGAGACTTGATCAGAGGTATCGGCTTCGGTGTGGTTGAGACCACGACCTGTGGATGCTTTCCTAAGCGCAGACCGAAATGCAGCATGTCCCACACCTCTTGCGGATACTGCCAAGCGGCGATCTCATCCAGCCAAGCGGCATCGAACTGTGGACCCCGTAAGCGTTCCGGCTCTTCAGCTGAGTACAGAGTAGCGATCGCCCCATTGGGGAAGGTGAGCCGTCGCTTGGAGGGTTCATAGTTGGGGCGTTTGCTCGGGTGCGCAATGCGCATGATGCCTGATTCGCCCTCAGTGACCACGTCTCGGGTGTCTGCCGTCGTCGGTGCGATGATCGCGATCCGTCGATAGCCTTTGTCTACCCAGCGCAGAACTTGCTCTGCACCTAAGCGTGTCTTTCCAAAGCCTCGACCTGCGAGCGCTATCCAGTAGTCCCAATCGACTCGCTCTTTGGAGTAGTTGGCGCTCTGTGGAAGGTCAGGGGGAAGCTGATTCGGTCTTGCCCAGAGCGACCAATCGTGGATTAGGCGCGTGATCTCTTTAGTTGAGAGATGCGCTATGTCTTCCTTACTTAGCAGCACGGTTCAGGAGCGTGAGAAGCTTCTCTCTTGCCTCATCCTCATTGGAGTCGTCTTCTTCTGTGGTGGGGAGTGGGGTGTCGGTCCAACCGGCTCTCATGCGGAGCCATGCTATGGTAGCTGCTGGATGCTCGCCTGAGGTAGCCATTTCGTGGAGTGTCTTGGCGACTTGAAGGTTAGCTTCCTCTTGTCCATGAATGAGCTCGGTGTTGTAATGCTTGCGGAGCTCTTCTATAGAGAGGCTGAGATGAGAGGCGATGAACTCTTCAGTGGCTCCCATGCCGCTTAGTGTCTCGACCTGTGTACGGTCGCGTTTATTGGGGTGCATCGGTGTCGGTGACGTCATGATTTTCTCAAGACTAGATAATGTGGGCAATTATAACCGAGTTGGGGTTCCTTGTGGTAAATATTCCATTGGCATACTCTTTAAATTTTCTTGAGAGTTGGGGAGCCCATGGTGAACTCAATAAACTATAGCGTTGGGGGTTGCCCCAGGTCAATGTGCTAGCACATGTGCATACGACGTATACTGTTTATACTGTTTATACAGTATGCTGATGGCATACATGCAGCAGGCATGGACAACCAGGCGGCGCTGTGGTATACGCGTGCGCACCCGCGCGCCCGCACCCGTGTTGTATTATGGATGCGCACGCACGTATACACTAAAGATCAGTGGAAGGGAATGGGTAGAAGAAAAGATATATTTCTCTGCCACTCTCCACGGTCAAACCCTTTTTAGTTTAGAATGAATTCATCGGCACTCACTACCGAGCACCGAACCACTCACTGGAGAAACATCATGGCCACCACTGTCAAATGCATCGAGTTCACCAACGCCTCTGGCACCCACACTGCAACCATCCTGATGAACAAAGGGATCTACTTCCAGGTTCGTGACCTGGCC